AGCTCGGTGTGATCGTAGTTCCCTTCCGTGGTAGAGTGCTCAAGGTTGCGGGTGACCGCACCTTCGAGCCTTGGACCATCACGGTTCTGAACGACACCGACTTCATGATTCGTGAAGCCATGGAAGCATGGGTTCGTGCTATCAATAGAGAGCAAGAGAACACAGGTTTGCAGAATCCTGCAGACTATCAAGCAGACATGGTTGTTACTCAACTAGATCGTGAGGGTGCTGAAATTGCAGCATATCGTTTCTACGGTACATTCCCCACGAACGTTTCGGCTATTGACCTAGCATTCGACTCCAACGATACCGTTGAAGAATTCACCGTTGAACTACAAGTCCAGTGGTGGGAAAACGAAGGCAAGGCAAAGAAAAAATCCTCAAATAGGATCCGTCGTTGATCGACTAAATAGACCGTAAGCAAACTAGAGTAACATAATGGCACAAGAGAACAATCATTCTCTGTTTGGATTTTCACTCAATAGGCGTAAGGATGCTGCCCCTAAAAAGGCAGTATCCTTTGTGCCTAAAGATTCACAGGATGCTTCTGCCCCCATCGTTGCAGGTGGATATTTTGGGCAATACGTTGATCTAGATGGTCACGTAAAAAATGAATGGGAACTTATCATGCGTTATCGTGATATGTCCATTCACCCAGAATGTGATGCTGCAATCGATGACATTGTAAATGAAACTATTGCAGGGGAACTTGACGACTCACCAGTGGAGATCGAACTATCAAACCTTCCTAAAGTTAGTCAATCACTAAAGACTAAGATCAGGGAGGAGTTTCACTATGTCTTGCGTTTGCTAGATTTTGATCAAAAAGCATACGACATTTTCCGTCGTTGGTATATTGATGGTAGAGTTTTCTATCATAAAGTTATTGATTTAGAGAATCCCAAGAACGGTATCACTGAACTCAGATACATTGACCCTCGCAAGATCCGCAAGGTCAAAGAGATCATGAAACAGGATACTCGTGATATGGCACCCCAACAAACTGAAAATAAAGTTGGACAAAAGACTGTAGAGTATTACATCTACAATCAAAAAGGTATTAGAGGCAATGACAATACTGGTGTGAAGATCGCACCTGATGCAATTACATATTGTCATTCAAGTATCGTTGATATGAACCGCAATATGGTTCTATCACACTTGCACAAAGCAATCAAAGCATTGAATCAACTGAGAATGATCGAAGATTCTCTGGTGATTTATCGTTTGTCACGTGCTCCCGAACGTCGTATTTTCTACATCGACGTGGGTAATCTTCCTAAGGTAAAGGCAGAACAATACCTCAAGGAAGTGATGTCCCGTTACCGCAACAAACTAGTTTACGATGCGGCAACTGGTGAGATCCGTGATGACAGAAAGTACATGTCAATGCTAGAGGATTTCTGGCTCCCCCGTCGTGAAGGTGGTCGTGGCACAGAAATCACAACTCTGCCTGGTGGTCAAAACCTGGGTGAACTGGAAGACGTGAAGTATTTCCAGAAGAAACTCTACAAGGCACTCAACGTTCCTCCCTCCAGAATCGAGTCTGACAGCACTTTCAACATTGGTAGATCTGCAGAGATCACCAGAGATGAGGTGAAGTTCCAAAAATTTGTCACCCGTCTCCGCAAAAATTTCTCCACTCTCTTCAACGATATTCTCAAGACCCAACTGGTCCTCAAGGGTATCATCACTCTTGAAGATTGGGAGGATATGAAAGAGCATATCCAATATGATTACGTTGCAGATAATCATTTCTCTGAACTAAAGCAGAATGAAATGATCAACGAACGACTGACCATTGCTACTACTATGGATCAGTTTGTTGGTAAGTTCTATTCTGTTGAGTATATCCGTCGTCAAGTTCTCAAGCAAACTGATGCTGAGATCAAGGAGATTGATGATCAGATTGAAAAAGAGAAAGAAGCAGGTATTATCATGGATCCCATGGAAGCTGAAATGATGGCTAACGGTGGGATGGATATGGAAGCAGGACAAGGTGAAGTTGTTGCCGACGATCCTGCTGCTGGGAATGCTCCCGCTCCTGGGGGTATTGACCCAAAAGACTATAAAAAAGGAGAGTTCTAAATAATATTATATTGAAACGAGGATATTATGCCAAGTGATGCTGCGATGAACATTGTTAATACCGTCTTTGCTGGTGGTAGTAAAGCGGACGTGATGGATCAAATTGGTGATCAACTCTCTGCAGTTGCTTCTGATAAGATCGAGAAAGCAAAGCAAGAGGTGATGGCTAAGTACAGTCAAATTCACCAACCACTAAAAGATATCGAGGACGAACTAACTGTCCAAGATTGTGATCCTGCTACAGGTCTACCCTATGAGACTGAAGCAGAAGTTAGTGATGAACAACCCGATGACCCCCAGGAAGAATGAAACTAATCACCGAACAAATCGAAAACGTAGAGATTCTTGTCGAAGAGAAGAACGGCAAAAAGTCCCTATATATTGAAGGTGTTTTCCTCCAAGGGGACATCACCAACAGAAATGGTCGAAAGTATCCTATGGAGACGCTTCGTAAAGAAGTAGACCGTTACACTAAAACTTTCATCGAGAGCTCTAGAGCACTTGGTGAATTGGGTCACCCTGATGGACCAACTGTGAATCTCGACCGTGTGTCGCATCGTATTATTTCTCTCAAAGAGGATGGTACTAATTTTATTGGGAAAGCAAAGATCCTAAATACCCCCATGGGCAAGATTGCCTCATCCCTTCTAGACGAGGGTGTGAAACTGGGTGTCTCTTCTAGAGGCATCGGTTCCCTAGTCAAGCAAGAAGGTTGCAATGTTGTCGGTGACGACTTTATGTTGGCAACTGCTGCTGACATTGTTGCAGATCCCTCTGCTCCTGATGCTTTTGTAGAAGGAATCATGGAAGGCAAAGAGTGGGTATGGGACGGTGGAAAACTCAGAGAACAAAGAGTTGCAAGTTACAGACGTTCGATTAACGAAGCAGTTAAGAGAAGAGATCTAGAACATGCAAAACTTTCCGCGTTCGATGACTTCCTTAAAAATCTTTGACCTATAAATAATCTTAGAAATTAGAACACTATCTGACAGGAGAAACATACCAATGTCACAAGAGACAGATCTACAGCAATCGGAGGTCATCGACGAGAACGTCGTGACCAAGGGTGCAAAACCAGCAGAAAAAATGGACTCATCGAAAGGTGGTGCCGAAGATCTGGGTGGTCCCGACGTGAAAACCGTCAAGCCCGATTCTGATTCTGCTGCTATCGGCAAGAGAGCTGCTGCAAAGTCTAGCAAGACTGCTGCTCCTGCTGCTAAGCCTTCTGACGCATCTTCCAAAATGGAAGAGACTGAAGCAGAAGAAGAAGTCATTGCAGAAGACGAAGAGTTCGACGGTTATGAAGTCGTCGTCGATGTCACTGCTGACGTTAATGCCCTTGTAGAGGGTGAAGAGCTTTCCGAAGAGTTTAAGACTAAGGCTGCTACAATCTTTGAAGCAGCAGTGAAGACCAAGATTCAAGAAGAACTTGAACTGGTGCACGCAGCTTACGAAGAAACTCTAGAGGAAGAACTCACGAAAACTCGTGAGGAGCTAGCTGAGAAGGTTGATGAGTTCCTGAACTATGTCGCAACCCAGTGGATGTCTGAGAACGAACTGGCAATCGAGCATGGTATCAAGAATGATATCGCAGAAAACCTGATCACTGGCATGAAGAGCCTTTTCGCAGAGAACTATATTGAAGTTCCTGAAGAGAAGTTCGACCTGTTCGATGATATGGTCGAAAAACTAGATGAGATGGAAGCTAAACTCAATGAGCAGATCGAAGTTAATGTCGGTCTGAATCGTCAACTTGGTGAGCAAGTTAAGCATGGGATCGTGGCATCTATTGCAGACGGTCTAGCAGATACCCAAAAGGAGAAGCTAGCAGGTCTTGCAGAAAATGTTGAGTTTGAAAGTGAAGATCAATATCGTGAGAAAGTGCAAATGCTGAAGGAATCTTATTTCCATCGTGAAGCAGCTGCACCTTCCGAAGACACCGAAGTTGATCAGGCAACTGTTCCTGGGTCCTCAATGGATGTCTATGTCCGTGCCCTCGGACGTTTCAACTGATACAACTTTATAAATAAAAACAAACCACTACTTTTAACCTTTTAGGAGATACAAGCAAATGTTCCGTTCCGAACAATTGCAGGAAAAGTGGGGTCCTGTTCTTGATCATAGTGATCTTCCCCAGATTGCTGACAAGTACAAGAAGGCCGTCACTTCCGTCCTGCTAGAAAACCAAGAAAAATTCCTTGCTGAAGAGCGTGGGATGATCACCGAAGCAGCACCTACGATGTCTGCTGGTGTTACAGGCACTGGTTTCAGTGGCACAGCAACCGCAACTGGTCCTGCTGCAGGTTTCGATCCCGTGTTGATCAGCCTGATCCGTCGTTCCATGCCTCAGCTGATTGCGTATGACATCTGTGGTGTCCAGCCCATGACTGGTCCTACAGGTCTGATCTTCGCAATGCGTTCCCGTTACGGCACCGACCGTACCAGTGGCACCGAAGCATTCTTCAACGAAGCAGATTCTGAGTTCTCCTCAGAGAACAGCGGCAACAGCCTGGCATCGAACACCCAGACTGGTTCCAACCCCAAGCTCCTCAACGATGGTGGCACCTACACCCAAGGTGGTCAAGGTATGACCACTGCTCAGGGTGAAGCACTGGGTGACGGCACCTCGGGTAACGAGTTTGCTGAAATGAACTTCTCGATCGAGAAGGTCACCGTGTCTGCAAAGACACGTGCTCTGAAAGCAGAATACACCCTGGAACTGGCTCAGGACCTCAAGGCAATCCATGGTCTGGATGCTGAGTCCGAGTTGGCAAACATCCTCAGCACTGAAGTCCTTGCTGAGATCAACCGTGAAGTTGTTCGTACCATCTACCGCATTGCACGTCCTGGTGCACAAAACAATGTGGCAACCACTGGTACTTTCGACCTTGACGTTGACTCAAACGGTCGTTGGTCCGTTGAGAAGTTCAAGGGTCTCCTGTTCCAGATCGAAAGAGATGCAAACGCAATCGGTCATGAGACTCGTCGTGGGAAGGGCAACATCCTGATCTGCTCTGCAGACGTGGCATCTGCTCTGTCCATGGCTGGTGTGCTTGACTATGCACCCGCACTCGCAGGCAACAACGGTCTTGTGCCCGACGATACCTCCAGCACCCTGGTTGGTACACTCAACGGTCGCATCAAGGTCTACGTTGATCCTTACTCTGCTAACGTGGCTGACGATCACTTCTACGTTGCTGGTTATAAGGGTTCCTCCGCATATGACGCAGGTCTCTTCTACTGCCCCTACGTGCCCCTGCAAATGGTTCGTGCTGTGGGTCAGAACAGCTTCCAGCCCAAGATCGGCTTCAAGACTCGTTACGGTATGGTTGCTAACCCCTTCGCAGAAGGCACCAACCAAGGTGAAGGTGCACTCAATGCGAATGCAAACCGTTACTACAGACGTGTCAAGGTTGCTAACCTCATGTGATTCTTATTCACAACTCAATCAAGAGGGTCTTCGGACCCTCTTTTTTTATGTCTCTAAATAATAGTTACCGTATGCCTTACCCTTCATGGACGACGAATTAGAACAGTTTGTGCCAGAAGAGGGGGAGTGGTACTGCACAATGACCATGGGTATAGACGAGGTTCGTGCTCTATATCAGTCTATCGATGGGTGGTTGCAATATTGGCCAGGTGCTCCTGCTAGACCTTACGATGAACAGGAGTATCTACACACCATGAAGAAACGTTTGTTTGCTATGCTCTGCGATTACAACTTCAGCAAAGACGACTAGGCATAAATTTTGTTTAAGTCGATACACTATATGTCAGGAAACCAGTATAATTAGTAACAGAATTATGCGAGGTGAAAAAATGTAATGAGAAACCCCCTCCCTTGTATATCATGTGTAATTTTGCATGGAGGTGAACATGCGATCTCTCCTATCTCGCAATCAGTTAGACGAATGGCGTCACTTTGAGGACACCATAGATGACCTAGAATTAGAACAACAAAAACTCAATGATTACTACACTTGTCTAATTGAATGTGATGCCCTAAACCAAAACGAATGTAAAAGAATATGTAAATCAATCCTTATGTAGTGCGACAGAGACCCTGAAAGGGGTCTCTTTTTTTGTGTCTAAATATAGTTGTTAAGAGTCTCTCGGATCATGGGTTGGTACACTAAACAACTATCAAATAGAAACTATCTAAGTCCTGGTGGATTTAAGTTCCTGCTGGATCGTTCACCCAAGACTAGTTTCTTGTGTAAGACTGCAGTAATCCCTGAGATTTCTATCGGTGTGATTGAAAGACCAACACCTTTCGTCAGTGTTCCTTCAGAGGGCAACATTCAATACGGAACATTCTCCATTGAGTTTCTAGTTGATGAGAACCTAGAGAACTATCTGGAAATTCATAACTGGATCCGTGGCATGGGTATCCCTGAAGACTTTGATGAGAGGACCGAATTCAATGACAAGTACACCATCTCAAGATTGACATCAAACTTTGAAATTGTCACAACTGATGCTACACTAGAGGTACTAAACAACAATCTGAATCCTGCTTTTGATATTGTTTTCAAAAACCTTTTCCCAATCTCACTAGGGTCTCTACCATTTGACGTGAGTATTGGTGATGTTGAACCACTAACAGCAACTTGTACATTCAGATATCTAACTTACGAAATCAGATCTACCAATAAGGGCACTCGTATTAAATCATGAATCTAGACGAACTACAGAATGAATGGCGTGAAGATTGTAAAATTGATAAGGACTACGAGAAACTAGCAGATGTGTCTCGTCAAGTCCCTTCACTTCATGCGAAGTATCTAGAATACTATAACAACTTCTCTCTCATGAAGAAAGAACGAGAGATGAGGTATAAGAATTTACTTCGTGAAAAAACTGAATACTACCTAGGCAAAGCACCCGCAAGAGTGTATGCAGAAAAACCATTTGACTTGAAGATTCTCAAGCAAGATCTGCCACTGTATATGGAATCGGATGAGGAGATACAGCAGGCAGTGATGAAACTAGAGTATCTGGATACCATCATAAATACATGTGATAGCATTTTGCGAATGATCAACGGTAGAACCTACCAGATCAAAAATGTTATCGAATGTGAAAAATATTTTGGTATACAATGAGAGTTGCAATTTCCAAGAAGAACGAAGTATATCTCAGAATTTCTGCACCACCTCATATCAATTATGAGTTGTCTGATTACTTCACGTTTGATGTTCCAAACGCAAAGTATCTACGTTCTCAACGGAAATATAAATGGTGGGACGGCAAGATCAAACTATACTCCCCAGGTACAGGTGAATTGTACGTGGGTCTCTACCCATATCTGATCGAGTGGTTAGAGCAGAACAACTATGAATATGAAGTAAAGGACAGCAAGTTCTATGGTCTCCCTGTACAAGAGACTGACAATGTAAATCACCTTGCAGTCAAAGGATTTCTAAGGACACTGAACCTCAAGCATCAACCAAGAGACTATCAGGTAGATGCAATCTTCCAAGCAATCAAATACCAACGCAGACTGATCCTGTCACCTACAGCATCTGGTAAGTCCATGATGATCTATGGATTGATCAGATGGCACATGAGATATGATAGACAGATTCTATTGATTGTGCCTACCACCTCACTGGTGGAGCAGATGTATAAAGACTTTGAAGACTATGGTTGGCAAGCATCTGCATACTGCCACAAGATCTACGGTGGTAAAGACAAGTACGATAAAGATAAACCAGTTGTGATCTCAACGTGGCAGTCTATTCACAAAGAATCTAGAGAGTGGTTCGATAGATTCGATGTGGTGATTGGTGATGAAGCACACAACTTCCAAGCAAAATCACTGACAAACATCCTAACGAAGATGCATCAATGCAGACATCGTATTGGATTTACTGGTACGTTGTCAGGTGCAAAGACTCACCAGTTAGTTCTAGAAGGATTGTTTGGTAAGGTCAACAAAGTTACCAAGACATCAGAACTACAACGTGCAGGATATCTTTCCAAACTGAGAATCAAAGTGATTGTTCTCAAGCATCCTAGTCAGAAGTTTGAGAATTTTCAGGACGAGATGGACTACATCGTAGGACATGATCAACGTAATAAGTTCATCAAAAATCTTGCTAAGGATCTTCCTGGTAATACACTCATCCTATTCAACCTAGTTGAGAAGCACGGAGACCCTCTTTTTGAACTCATAAATAGTAGCATCACAGATAGACCAGTACATTATGTAACAGGTGAAGTTGATGTAGAAGAACGTGAACGCATTAGGGAACTGACAGAAGATTCTGAACGTTCTCTTATTGTTGCTTCCTACGGAACTTTCTCCACAGGAATCAATATCAAAAATCTTCACAACGTTATATTTGCCTCCCCATCCAAGTCAAAGATTCGCAACTTGCAATCGATTGGAAGGGTTCTTCGGAAAGGTGAAAACAAAACAACCGCAACTCTATATGATATTGCAGATGACATTTCTGGTAATCACTACCGAAACTATACTCTCAATCATCTAATAGAACGGATAAAAATATATAACGAAGAAGACTTTGATTATGAGATCATAGAAGTCAAATTACGAGACAAGAATGATTAACTACATTAAAAAAGACGAAGAGTTTCTCGGCATTATTAAACTACAAACTCGTGAGGAGATCATTGCCAAGGTTTTGGTCTCCGATGAGGATGAAGAAACATCATTGATTCTCATCTCAGAACCCGTGGTTGCAGAGACTTTCAAAAAGAAAGTTGAGGATGAGGACGGCATCAAAGAAATTATTGGTTTGACATTTAATAAGTGGATGCAGTTTTCTGATGCAGAGTTTTTTGTATTGAAAGAAGAAGACATTATTACTATTGCCCCCGTCTCTGCAGAGATGTCACATTATTATACTCTGTACCAAGTACAAGAGTCCGACGTTGAAGTTGATCAAGTTGAACCAAAACATGTCAAAGGGTATATTGATAAAATTTCTTCCTTCAAACAGAAATTAGAAAATATATTTAAGCTCTAAATCTCTGAACCCTCTACAAGGATTATTGTACTCAGAAAATGGTAAGGTGTCAATACCTTGACATTAAGATAATCTCTTGATATAATCTGGTCAACGGTGATAAAGATAAATGATGTACACCACCATGCCAGCAAAGAAGAAAGAACATTACCTAAACAATAAGGAGTTTCTTGCTGCTCTTATCGAATATAAGACTGCTGTAAACTATGCCAAAGAGAAGGGTTTGGTCAAACCTCGTATCTCAAATTATTTGGGTGAATGTTTTCTGAAGATTGCTACGCATCTATCGTATCGTCCTAACTTTATTAACTACATGTATAAGGACGACATGATTTGTGATGGTATTGAAAATTGCATTCAGTACATCGATAACTTCGATCACAATAAATCTTCCAACCCATTTGCATACTTCACACAGATTGTGTTCTATGCATTCCTGAGACGTATTGCCAAAGAGAAAAGGCAACTGGATATTCGACAGAAGATTGTTGACAAACTAGACTACAGTCAGTTATTCTATGGTGATGCTGACGATGTTGCATCCATGTCTGACATGAACAGCATCAAAGAACAAATTAACTCGTCATATTATAATCGATGAAAGTCCTCTTGATTACCGATCAACACTTCGGAGTTCGTAATGACAACCAAACTTTCCAAGAAATTTATAGAGAATACTACGGCACGGTAGTCATCCCTTTCATCAAAAAGAATAAGATCAAGAACATCATCTGTCTAGGTGACACCTTTGATAAAAGAAAGTCTATCAACTTTCAGTCTCTAGATGCAGCAAAAGAGATGTGGTTTGATCCATTGCAAGAGATGGGTGTTCACATGTGGATGTTGGTGGGTAACCATGACATCTATTACAAGAATACAGTGCAGATCAATGCACCAAATCTGCTGTTGAACGAATACACTAACATCACAGTAATCGATACAGTTGGTGAGATTGGCATTGAGGATACCAGCATTCTAATGATGCCTTGGATTTGTGATGACAATATGGATGAGATCATGTCCGCAGTCAAAGAGACTCAAGCAAAGATTTGTATGGGTCACCTAGAACTGAAAGGTTTCATGGCACACCCTGGTTATGTGCATGAGCATGGACTTGACATGAGTATGTTCAGTAAGTTTGACGTTGTTTGCTCTGGTCACTATCACACCAAATCAACTAACGGAAACATCAACTACCTAGGCAATCCCTATCAGTTGTATTGGAATGATGTGTATGATGATCGTGGATTCCATGTTCTAGATACAAAGACAAGCAAACTAAAGTTCTATAAGAATCCATACAACACCTTTGAAAAGATTGTCTACGACGATGGTGTTGGTGATCTTCCAAAACTAAAGAATCGATATGTAAAACTTATCGTACAGAAGAAATCTGACTTCCACAAGTTTGACAACTTTGTGAAATCACTGTATGATATGGGGGTCGCAGACCTTAAAATCATTGAGGATCTGACTGTCGAACTATCTGATCTCGACGAAGACGTTGAGACTGAAGATACTCTTACTCTCCTTGAAAACTATATTCAGGACGTTGAGACTGATATAGATAAGGGGATGGTTACGGATATCGTCAAGTCTCTTTATCAAGAAGCTGTAGCACTATGATGGTCTATATTCTAGTATCAGAAGAAAAGGGTGGTGTCTATGCTTCCATGAACAATCAGACTGGTCAAAAGGTCGTTCAGATGTTCAAGGCAGAGGATGATGCTGAGAGATTTCGTCTATTACTAGAAGCAGACGAGAGAGATCAAGATCTACAAGTGCAATGCACAGAACAAGAAACTGTAATCACAAACTGCAAAGTATTTGGATACAGTTACTCAATTATAGACTCTGACGAATTTATTATCCCAACATGATTGTCTTTGAAAAGATTCGGTGGAAGAACTTCCTGAGCACAGGTAATCAGTTCACTGAAGTTAAGTTGAACCCACAGAGAGGAACACTCATCGTTGGGCAGAATGGTGCTGGCAAATCTACCATCTTGGATGCGTTGTGTTTTGTACTGTTCAACAAACCGTTCCGTAAAATTAACAAACCCCAACTAGTAAACTCTATCAATGAGAAAGATTGTCTTGTAGAAATTGAGTTTACGATTGGCAAGAATGATTACAAAGTTGTGCGTGGCATCAAACCTAATAAGTTTGAGATTCATCGTAACGACAAACTAATCGATCAAGATGCTGCAGCAAAAGACTACCAGGCATATCTTGAGAAGAACATTCTGCAACTGACCTACAAGTCATTCACTCAGGTTGTGATCCTGGGTAGCAGTACCTTTGTTCCTTTCATGCAACTGCCTGCTGCTCATCGTCGTGAGGTGATTGAAGATCTGCTAGACATTCGTATCTTCTCCACCATGAACAATCTGTTGAAGGATCGGTTCAAGATGAACGAGGTTGAGTGTCGTTCTACTGATCGTGACATTGTGTTCAAGAAGCAGCAGATTGAGATGCAGGAAGAACACATTCAAGAAGTCAGAGCAAATAATAGAGCACGTATTGATACGGCAAAGAAGAAACGTGAGGATCTATCTGATGAAAATGATACTCTTCAGATGCAAGTCAAGAACCTCAACTATATGCACAAGGTAAAGACTGAGCAACTTGGTGATCTTACTGAGGCAGTCAAGACAATGGATCAGATGAAGTCTATCCGTTGGAAGATCAATGACAAGATCAAGACAGGTGATAAGCAGATTCAGTTCTATACTGACAATCAGACTTGTCCTACATGCACCCGTCCTATTGATGATTCTTTCCGTACAGAACAACTAGCAAATCTAGATAAGAAAGGTGTTGAATATCATGGTGCATTGAGTGATCTTGATAGCAAGATGAGTGTTCTGCAGGGTAAACTTGACGATTTCAAATTGAAATCTGAGGATATCCAAACATTGTCTGTAGAAATCCAGAACAAGAACTTTACAATTTCCAAGAACAATGATATAATTTCTGAGAAAGAGAAGGAGATTGCGACTCTTGAGGAGCAATTGAATTCTCAATCTAAGAGTGTGAAGAAACTTTCTCTCTTCGAGAAAGAACTTCTGGAGTTGCAAGGAAAACTAACGTCTTCTAAGAAACTACAGCAGTGTTACACTCTGATCTCTTCTCTCCTGAAAGATGATGGGATCAAGTCTAAAATTGTGAAGACTTACATTCCTGCTATCAATCAGAGAATCAATAGTCGTCTACAATCTATGGACTTCTTTGTCAACTTCCAACTTGACGAAGAATTTAATGAGGTGATTAAATCTCGTTTTCGTGATGACTTTACCTATGCCTCATTTTCTGAGGGAGAGAAACAAAAGATCGACTTGGCACTACTCTTTACCTGGAGAAGTATTGCCAAGATGAAAAACTCAGTTAGCACCAACCTCCTCATACTTGATGAAGTTTTTGATTCTAGTCTTGATGCCACAGGTACTGAAGATCTTCTGAAAATCCTTCGTGATCTGTCAGAAGATACAAACATCTTTGTCATATCTCATAAAGGGGAGGTGCTAGTTGACAAGTTTCCTCGTATAATTAAGTTTGAGAAACAACAAGACTTCTCTAAACTTATCGTAGAAGAAACATGATCCACGCATTTGGGCATTGGCTCGGTCAACATCCATCGATCTTTGCCGTCTTAGGGGGTCTAACATTGGCCCCCATAAGTTTCTACATGCATGACTCTATCAAACACCCTGAAAGATATCAGCATAAATAATGCCTGGTGACGATTATTCTAAATACAAATTCGGTGGTTTTGAAGTCACTGACGTAAACATTCTCAGACTCATTTCTGAACTGGAGGGTTCATATCAACTGCTCAAGTACATGGGATTTAAGGAAGACATGGAGACGTTAGATGAAATCAAAAAAAGGTACTATAAAAAATACTTCCAAATCATCAAAGAAAATAAAAGTAAGGGGGATTAGCTCAGTTGGTAGAGCACCTGCTTTGCAAGCAGGCTGTCAGGAGTTCGAGTCTCCTATCCTCCATAACCAAGGGTACTCAAGAATGAAAATCAACCTTTGGTATTGCGTTGACATGGGTCAATGGCGTTGGACACTGATGGATGACCGTGACAGTCCATATCGGATGGAGTCTGGTCAACGTCCATTTCTTCGTGATGCTATGAACGACGTTGCCAATACCGTGGAATACATGCTAGAAACGAAACAACAATGAGCACAAAACAGAAGCCAGCACCTCAGGGTCAGTACAAGCATCCCTGGTACAAGGCAATCGAAAGAATGGAAGGACAGAAGAAGAAGTGACCACCACCCCTTGACTGGGGTCTTTTCTTGGGATATAGTATGTACATCAAGTGAGGAACAGGATGTCCATCGAAGTCAAGGGTCAACTTGCGAAACTGCTGGCAACCGAAGATCTGCTGATCGAACACCGTAAGGTATCGACAGCATCTTTTGATGTCAAGAATCGGGTCCTGACACTACCCATCTGGAAAGATCTGACCAATGATGTCTATGATCTCCTGGTGGGTCATGAAGTAGCACATGCTCTCTACACTCCAGTTGAATGGAATGTAGATGGTATCCCTCAGTCATACCTGAACATTGTTGAGGATGCTCGTATTGAACGGAAGATCAAGAAGACTTACCCTGGTCTGCTCCGTTCGTTCTTCAATGGTTACCAAGAACTTTGGCAGAAAGACTTCTTCTCTGTCAAGGATAATGACGCCAACAAACTTCCACTGATCGATCGTATCAATCTGCACTTCAAGATCGGTGACTATCTGATGATTGAGTTCAATGCTCAAGAATCGGAGTTCGTTCGCATGGTTTCTGAGACTCAGACCTATGCTGATGTGACTACAGTTGCTGAATTGATCTACAAATATGTGGGTGATCAGCAGAAAGATCAGAAACCTGTTGCACCTCAGGACAGTAAAGATGGTCAAGAACAATCATCTGGTGATCCATTGCCAACTCCTGAGGCATCTGAGGAGTCCTCTGAGGACGTTGAGGAGCAATCTCCTAGTCCGACTGAGGTAGAATCCTCTGAGGACACTTCTGGTGCCCCTGAGGGTGGTATCGAAGCAGGTGATACTGACCGTGCTCTGGAAGAGAGTATGATGGAACTGAACGATAATCAGTCCAGAGACATCAATTATGCAACTCTTCCTCAGTACAATCTTGATGATATCATCGTAGATTACACTGAAGTTATTTCCCACATGGAAGAACGGTTGTGGTCTACTGAGGGTGAATACTTTGACTATCATCGGGCATACGTTGAGAGGACTCTGAAGAGGTTCCGTGACTCTTCAATCAAGACTGTCAACTATCTGGTCAAAGAATTTGAAGCAAAGAAAGCAGCAGATGGGTATGCTCGTCGTGCAACTTCCCGTACAGGTGTGCTTGATATGAGCAAACTGCACACTTACAAGTGGAATGAAGATGTCTTCAAAAAGATCACCACAATTCCTGACTGCCAAAGTCACGGGATGATCTTCTTCTTGGACTGGTCTGGTTCAATGAGTTGTATCCTAAAGGATACAGTTAAGCAACTGTTGAATCTTGTGTGGTTCTGCCGTAAAGTGGGTATTCCCTTTGAAGTTTATTCTTTCACTGAGAGTATTGACTATGGTGACAACACACATCATGCTATTGATAACATCAAAACAGGTGATATCTTTGTCAGTGACTCCATGCGTCTGACGAACTGGTTGAGCAGTCGTTCTACCAAGGCAGAATTTGAGAAGTGTGTGAAGTATCTGTGGGGTCAAGTCTCTACTGATGGACTTGCTAGTTACAAGTTCTCTCTCGGTGGCACTCCTTTGGCAGACACTATTCTGATGACACCTCAGATTGCCAAACGATTCAAGAAGATGAATAAGATTCAAAAGTTGTCCTGCATTTATCTGTCTGATGGTGAGTCTTGTATGCTTCGTACTGCTATTGTTCGTGATAGTCAGGAGTACAATCATGAAACCTCTCGTTATGAAAATGTTGAGAGGGCATATGGCAGGCAAGTTCGTAATTGGGATCGTCTTATTCTTCGCAGCAAAAACTATACTGCCGAAGTTGATTCTAACGGTTGCTCGGTTACTCGTGGTTGTCTTGACTATGTGAAGAAATTGATGCCTGATGTCAACCTTCTGGGTGTTCGATTGATTGAAAAACGTTCTATCAAGTGGTATCTTCAGTGCTTGAATGCAGATTATACTGATGCCAGTATTGATCAACAGTGGAAGAAAGATCGTTCTGTTTCCCTCAAAAATGTCGGATACGATCAAGTTTATTTGCTTCCCTTTGATAAATCATTAGGTAGTGATACTGAACAGATCTCTGTGAATGATGGTGCAAGCAAAGCACAACTTACTAAAGCATTCAAAAAACACATGGGATCTAAGATGACAAACAAAAAAGTCCTTACAAACTTTATTTCACAAATCGCATGAAGTGTAAAGTTCAACTATATGTTGCTGGTAAAGTCTTTGATGAGATAGTAATCTGCAGAGACTACCAACATGCCAGACACATCGCATTGGCACGAAACCCAGGTGCTCAAGTGATTGGTGTGACAGCAGTGTTCACCTGACATACTGTCCTCGGGGGGTTCCCACCCCCCTTTTACATGCTATAATTTAGAGGTACTCAAGAGAGATGGATTCAATGCCTGCCAAGTCTACCCTGACCACTGAGCAAATTGCCGATTATCTGGTCAGTAACTATGGTAAGAACATTACCACCGACAGTGTTCGTGCTGCTGCAAATTACTTCGGCACCTCGTACCCTACTGTCTGTGCACGTATCGAGAACTACAAAGTTTCTCGTGGTAACTGGCAAATCAATATTGATAATCTGGAGAAGACATATAATGCACCTGCTGCCCCTAAGGAGGATATGAATTTTGTCCCAACTAAAGACGAGACCTTTGTTCCTTTCGGTAACTTTTCTGACCTGAAGAAGATCATCAAATCTAAGATCTTCTACCCTACTTTTATCACTGGTCTGTCAGGAAATGGTAAGACCTTTGGTGTGGAACAGGCATGTGCTCAACTAAATAGGGAGCTCATTCGGGTGAACATCACCATTGAAACCGATGAAGATGACCTTATTGGTGGTTTTCGTCTTGTTGACGGCAATACTGTTTGGCACAACGGTCCAGTCGTCGATGCTCTGGAGAGGGGAGCTGTGCTGCTTCTAGATGAGATCGACCTTGCCTCTAACAAGATTCTGTGCCTGCAGTCTGTGCTTGAGGGTAAGGGTGTCTTCCTGAAGAAAATTGGTCGGTATGTTCGACCTACCAATGGTTTCCAAGTGATTGCCACTGCAAACACCAAAGGTCAGGGTTCTGACGACGGTCGATTCATTGGCACCAACGTTCTGAACGAAGCATTTCTTGAACGTTTCCCTGTCACCTTCGAGCAGTCCTATCCTTCTGTTGCTGTAGAGACTAAGATTCTCAAGAATGTCTGCACCAAGTTTGATAAGTGTGATGACGATTTCATTGAGAAACTTGTTATGTGGGCAGATGTGATCCGCAAGACTTTCTATTCTGGTGGTGTTGATGAGATTGTCACTACCCGTCGTCTGGTTCACATCATTCAGGCATACAGCATCTTTGGTGATCGTATCAAGTCAATCACCAACTGTGTCAATCGTTTCGACGATGACGTGAAGCAGTCTTTCTTGGAACTGTACACCAAGGTGGATGCTGGTGAGACTCTGGTTGACAATGAAGCACCTTTCTGATAGACTACATCTGTTATATTATGACTGCAATGCACAACTGGAAGTACAATGAAGAAGAACTTCTAAAAGAGTTAGGGGAGTATATCTCCCAAACATATCACCAGCATTATTCTGCTGGTGAACAAAAGATTCAGACTCTTGATTTGATTGAGTCTGTGGGTGATGCTGAGGCATTCTGCCGATCCAACATCCTGAAGTATGCCTCTCGTTATGACAAGAAAGGCACTGCCCGACGTGATATCATCAAGATCTTGCACTATGCACTCTTGCTGCTACACTTCAATGATAAAAATGCAAACCGTGAGGAGTATCCTAACCGATGAGTAAAGTAAAGGTAAGTGACGATCTGACTAAGATCCTTAAGAATTTCAGTACAATCAATAAGTCGATTGTTATTGAACCTGGCAATGTTGTCTCTACTCTATCAGTCAACAAAAACATTCTTGCAAAAGCAACTGTTACAGAGGAGTTCTCTAAGCAAGTTGCTATCTATGACCTTGGTGTTTTTCTGGGTGGTGTTAGTCTTTTTGATGCACCTGTCTTTGATCTTCAGTCCGACTCTTTCGTAACTGTTCAGAACGAGAAAGGTCGTTCAAAGTCTCGGTATTACTATGCCGATCCTGAGATCATTGTCAAACCTCCCAGCAAGGATATTCAACTGCCTTCTGTTGATGTTCAGTTTGATCTGCCTCAGGAAGATCTGCAGAAATTGCTGAGTGCATCTTCGGTTTATCAGGTTCCTGACCTCTGTGTGTATTCTGAAGATGAGAAAATTCAGGTCTCTGTACGAGACAAGAAGAATGACACCAGTAACTCCTTCAATGTCACTGTTGGTGAGACTGTAGAAGAATTCTGCTATTGCTTCAAGGTCGAAAACCTCCGCATGATTCCTGGTAACTATCGTGTTGAGATCAGTAAATCTAACATTGCACTCTTCACCAACAGGGACTATGATGTGAAGTATTGGATTGCACTTGAACCATGAACATCTTTGTAACCCACCCCAGTCCTACTGAGTGTGCACATGTGCTGCCCGACAAGCACATTGTCAAGATGCCTCTAGAGACCTGTCAGATGCTTGCTATTGTGGCATCTGACAAGTGGGGTCATGGGTATGGCACACTGCCCAAGATGAACGGAGAACCGTACAGCACAGAGAAGGGTGCGTTTCGTAACCACCCTTGCACCATCTGGGCAGGAGAATCCGTTCATAATTCTTGGTGGTTGATCAGTCACGGATTTGCACTCTGCAAAGAGTATCAACACCGATATGAGAAAGAACACTCTTGTCTCAAAACTATCATTGCAGCAACCAAGATCTTCCCTGTCGGTGACGTTCGTCTTATTACACCATTCGTGAGAGCAATGCCCGATGAGTTTAAATATGACACAAGCATTGACACTTTTACTGCTTACAAGAATTACATTAGCAGCAAACCTTGGGTTGCATCTAATTATGTTCGTGACGGATCCCGCAAACCGAGTTGGGTATGATGAATGAAACACATTTTATTTACTCTTACAGGTGCTAATCCTGGATTGATGGATGATGAGCACTTTGTAAGAGATGTTGTATACAGTGCATCTAAGAAATGCAAGTCTACACTGCTTGCTATCAACTCTCACAAGTTTGAACCTCAGGGTGTTACTTGTGTTGCCATGCTTGCTGAGTCTCACATCAGCATTCATACTTGGCCAGAGAAGAAGATGGCAGTTTGTGATGTCTTCACATGTGGAGACCACACTACACCCATGGATGGTGTAGAATATATGAAGATGATGTTCGGTGCCACCGACATGATCTGCAATGAGTTTACCCGACCTTTGGAGTAATTTTTGAATGATTCGTAATGATTTTATCTGGGTCGAGAAGTATCGTCCTAGGAAAGTGAATGACTGCATCATCCCTGATGCATCTAAAAAGGTTTTCCAATCGTTCGTAGACAAAGGTGAGATTCCTAACCTGCTTCTGGCAGGGTCTGCTGGTATTGGTAAGACCTCTGTTGCCAAAGCACTCTGTGAAGAACTGGGTGCTGACTATATAATTATCAATGGATCTGATGAAGGACGTTTTCTGGACACAGTACGGAACCAAGCAAAAGGTTTTGCTTCGACCGTCTCACTACAAGACTCTGCTTGCAAGCACAAAGTCATCATTATTGACGAAGCTGATAACACAACCAATGATGTACAACTCCTCCTACGGGCGTCTATTGAGGAATTTAATCGCAACTGCCGATTCATCTTCACCTGTAATTACAAAAACAAAATTATCGAACCTCTCCACTCCCGATGCTCGGTGGTCGAGTTCTCAGCTCGAGGACCAGAAAAAGCAGCATTGGCTGGACAGTTCTTCAACCGTGTCAGGTCTATTCTTGAGAAAGAAGATGTACAATTTGATGACAAGGTTGTCGCAAAACTAGTACAAAAACATTTTCCAGACTTCAGACGCACCCTCAATGAACTACAAAGATACGCTGCTACTGGTGCGATTGATTCTGCTATCCTTGCTTCTGCAGATGATCTCAATATCAATGGACTCATCTCATCACTCAAGAACAAGAAGTTCGCAGAAGTTCGTAAGTGGGTAGTTCAAAATCTGGACAATGATACTGCTCTCTTATTTCGTAAGATCTATGAGGCAACCTATATTCACCTGAAACCGATCTCTATTGCCCAAGCAGTTTTGATCCTAGGTAAATATCAATACCAAGCAGCATTTGCTGCTGACCAGGAGATCAATACCCTGGCATGTCTAACTGAAATCATGATGGAGTGTGAATTCAAATGAACGTAAAACTAATTCGTATGTGGTCTGGTGAAGATGTCGTGTGCGACCTTCTAGAGACCAAAGACAATACTATTGTCATCACCAATCCTATCGTTGCTATCCCCTCAGGTAAGGGTCAGATGGGGTTTGCTCCCTGGTCACCTATCCTCAAGGGTAAGGGCACTGAACTGGAGATCCCTAGGAGTTATGTGGTCTATATCTCAGAGACTCAGGATGAGATTGTGGACCAGTATACTGAGATGTTCTCAGTTCTCAAGACACCACAGAAAAAACTGATTGTTTGATTATGAAAACTAAAATTCGGGCACAAGTCAAGTCTCGATTTTACTACTACTTCTGGGGCACTGCCACTATTGCAGTTGTCCTTGGGCAGTTGTATGTTGGGGCTGGATATCGTATAATGGCACAGGGTGTAAACAACCTTACCTACGGACTCTACAAGGCACTCAAATGATGCGTACAACTGATCGATCCCCTCTTCGTTATCCTGGTGGCAAAACCAAAGCAATTACTCAACTGCAGGACTGGGTGCCTGCATTCACTGAGTACCGTGAACCCTTCCTAGGTGGTGGCAGTATGGCAATCAATGTTGCCAAGCACATGCCTGGGAAGTCTGTATGGGTGAACGACCTGTATGTACCTCTGTACAACTTCTGGATTCAACTGCGTGACAATGCAGAAGAACTATCCGAACGTCTGTTCAAACTGAAGACTGACCTCAACAAACAGACTGAAGAATGCCGTAAGGTGTTCAATCAGTTTGCCAATGAGATTGACGATGCTACTGGTGTGGACCAAGCAGTCATGTTCTGGATGATGAACAAGTGTTCATACTCTGGTCTGACTCAGAACTCTTCGTTCTCCCCCACTGCATCGAACAGTAACTTCAGTCTTCGTGGCACAGAGATGCTGCTGGAGTACAGCAAACTGATTCAGAACTGGAAGATCACTAACGTGGACTATTCAGAACTGCTGCAGACTCCTGGTCAGGATGTCTTTGTGTTCCTTGATCCTCCCTATGACATCAAGGACTTCCTCTACGGCAAAGACCGTGAGATGCACAGGAACTTTGACCACCATGTGTTTGCTGACCATGTTGATGGTTGCCTGCACAAGTTCATGATTACCTACAACGTGAACGACTGGTTGGAGGAACGTTACAAGAACTATTACCAACGTTATTGGAAACTTCAGTACGGTATGGTTCACCGTCAAAACAACAAGAAGACTGAACTTCTTGTCACTAATTACAACTGTGGTTCACCTCTGGAGGCATTGCTTTGAGTTTCGATACTAACTATCCTCTTAAGGACTATCTCAACTCTATCAATCTCAATAAGAATGATCTTATGGATGGTGAAGATCCATTGTGGGAGAAGAAGTATCCTGCATGGATTGTCAACAAACTTCTCTCAGCACACAGTGACACTTTGTTCCTCTCTAATGAGATGAACATGAATTCTTTTCTCGATAACAAACTTCAATTTCACTTTTATCTAAATAGTGTGAGGAAACGTAAACGGTTTGCCCCTTTTCTTAAATCTGAAAAGGAAAGTGATCTTGATACGGTTAAAAAATACTATGGGTTTAGTAATGACAAGGCACGTTCTGCTCTGCGAGTTCTGACCCAGGAACAACTTATTTACATGAAAGAGAAATTGAAAACTGGAGGAAAGAACAGATGATGCAGGAAGAAATTCAGTGGACCGAAGAGTCCATGGTGCAGGTTACGTTGAAAGAACCTGATGATTTCCTAAAGGTTAGAGAGACCTTGACTCGCATCGGTGTGGCATCTCGTAGAGAGAAAAAGATCTATCAGTCTTGCCACATCCTACACAAGAAAGGAAAGTATTATATCGTGCACTTCAAAGAGTTGTTTGCTCTGGATGGTAAGAGAGCAAACCTTTCTCTGAATGATGTGCAACGTCGCAACAGAATTATTCAACTACTGGTTGACTGGGAACTGGTGGCAATTGATTCGTCTGGTCAAGAGAAGATTGCTGATGCAGCACCTCTGAATCAGATCAAAGTCATTGCTTTCAAAGATAAGGACAACTGGACTTTGGAATCAAAATATAACATTGGCAAGAAGAAGGTCGTAGAGTCTCCTGCACAATAAATAACTGTGCCCTATTCTTCTATTCATGGCTGACACAAAACCAGCTAAGGTAGAAGAGAAGGAAGACCTTGATGATGGTCCTGATCGGAGTGAAATTCTTGGTAATCTAGTGAAAGTTGCTGTACTTATTTGGTCTGCTTCTCTTCTCACTTTTAGTTACGTTAGACTTCCTAACGGACAAAAAATCCTTGATTTTGACCCCACATTTATTGCATCCGTGTTCTCTGGATCTTTAGCTGCCTTTGGATTGAGTCCTGCCAAATCTGGTGGTGCTGGAAATGGTAAAGCAGTTGCTAAAAAGAAAGATGAACAACCCCCTGTCGTTTCTGCTGTGGAGCCTAAGTAATGCAAAAAGTAATTAACGGTCTAGCAGTGTTGTCATTTCTTGGCACAGCTGCTATAATCGGTGGAGGGACATACATCTACCTCCAACGTGATGCCCTCATTGAGGGTGTTAAAGAACAGGTCACCAAACATGCCACTGAGGCAATCACAGGTGCCCTTCCTGGTCTAATTGATTCTGCTATGCCAGAACTACCTGATGTAACTGGTGGTGCTCTACCTGCTGCTCCTGCTGCTGGTGGTGGTGCTCCTGCAGTCACTGGTCCTGCAATTCCTTCATTCTGATTATTATGAAAAAATTTCTACTCCCTCTGTTGCTTTCTCTGGCAGCAACTCCTGCACTAGCAGATCATAAGGAGGGACATATCAAAGGATACAACACCATGGATGCTATGGGATGTATGCTTCTGAAAGAATGCACAAAGGGAGTAGATCAAATCCATTCTATTGATGATCTTCGAGCAGAATATCCTGATGCTGATTGGGATATTGTTGCTGATGAGTTCAATAAAATCATGCTTGCATTTGCTCGCATTGGAGTAGATGTGCACCTTGCTGATTCCAAGTATTTCCCTATTGGACATCGAGGTGTTTATCACACAGTATCTAATCACTTCTATCTCAATCGTGCTTACATGCATCGTCCACATGTACTCATGAGTGTGACACGTCACGAGGGATGGCACGCTGCTCAGGATTGTATGGCAGGTTCTATCAAGAACAATATGATTGCTATCATCCGACCTGAGGAAGATGTTCCTATGATTTGGAAGGAGATGGTGAAACGCACCTATCCACCCCATGCACAACCCTGGGAAGCAGAAGCAACCTGGGCAGGTAAGACTGAGGGTATGACTCAGAAAGCACTAGAGTCGTGTGCAAACAACAGTATGTGGTCTGACTATGAACCAACTCCACTTACTAAAAAGTGGTTGATCGAGGAAGGATTTATCGATGGAGATTCAACCAATAAGAACTAATGTCATAGGTGATATCAAAGTTCAACAACAACCTGACTGGGTGCTGAATGCACCCCAAGCAATCCCACCTGTTGTGCCTATAACGCAGCAGGTGGGTATTCCTATTGTTGATATGCCTGGGTGTGTTGAGGCACATGAACAGAGTGACAGGAGTGATTCTATCAAAACAGATGATGCGAGAGGCACAAAGATCTTCTGTGATAGTGGAATGCCATCGTTCAATCCGATTAACTATACTCCAGATCAAATGAAATTTGAGTACAGTGCACCTGTACCCAAAGTCAATCCACCCGAACCACCAGAGTCACCAGAAGTCAAACCACCTAAGACAGAAGCACCTGCTGCTACTGCTAAGGTAGATTGTCCTACACCAGCACAGGAAGCAAAGGAACCTGTAGGTACACTGGTAGAAGGATTCAGAAAGAAAGTTGTTGCCTATGAGTTGAAAGGTAACGAATGTGTCCAGATAACAGAAGCAGTCCCACTACCTCAACAGATAGTAGCAGGACTGCCTAGTGGTGGTCAGGTTGTACAGGTTGGTGGCATTGCTGTCATTGCAACCTCGTCAGCACTGCTAGCAAAACCTCTTGCTGACATACTTCTGAAGGCAGTGAAACCCACAGTGAAGAAGGTCATGAAGAAGATTGCAGCAATTAGAAAGAAACCTATTCCTGTGAAGTCGTCAGGGGAACGCCGAGCAGAGCAGCGTCAGATGAATCATGCAGTGAAGGCATTGCGGTCTGTGTTTCCGAGACGGAAGAAGAAACGGAAGGGATAGCATGAACGTGTGGGTGTGTATGTCCTGGTGGATTATTTACAACCACATCTGCACAGATTTTATACATGGGACTTTTGGGATGAAACCGAATTCCCTTGAGCATCAAATCTCCACAATTTTTTAATCTTGCGATCTCAAAATCTAATCTCTTGTTAGCAGTCAACTGTTGCTGCAATGCAATCTGAGTTGCTGCTGCTTCTTTACATTGATCTTGCAACTTTTTATCTAGTGGTCTACTCCAAGTCACAGAGAAACCAACACCTAGATTGTAGTTATCTTTTTGACCCGTTCTTATAGGAACACGATAAAGCACAGACCCAGGATTATCAGGGGCACCATCCTCATCGAGATCCCGCATATCATACACAGGATCATAATAATATGGCTCGTATGGTTTGGTAGCAGATGCACTTCCCGTTACATATGGTGTGAAGTTCATAGTGGGACCTTGACACTGGATCCCCCCGCCGTAAGTGTTAGTGATATATGGACCCTGTAAAACCTGAATTGCCTGGTTGGTCACTGAGCCCGAACTGTTTGCCACTGGCGCTGCAGTAGCAGAGACTCCACCAACTTCAGCAAGTGCCTGTGTTGGGAAGAGTCCACTTAGGATTACTGCGAGAAGATACTTGTAGTGTCCGTTACGCTGGTAACCTCGGTCACCCTCTGAATAATTGTGTGGTTGCTTAAACCAGGACCTGAATACGTTTCGGTAAACTGGAACGCTGCTCCTGGTGTTGTTTGTGTGAACGTTGGCTTGCTGCTGATGCCTGTCCATGTCGAAGTCACTCCGTCAATAGTTACATTGTTAGTGCCTGTCCCTGGAGACAGGTTTCCATTTGCAGTAATACCACTACCCGTTGCCGAGTATTGATATCCTGTGTTGTAGTCCATCGAATTGATGGTTTCAGTTATTTTACTTGTAGTCTCTGTATGGCTCGTCATTGAGCCCTGGGTGAAGTTTGGCACCACGGGGACTGACCAGGCTGGGGCAGTCAACCCGTGAATTACACCAAGAACCAACCCGAGACCGATTGCTTCTTGTAGTCTAGTCATTAGTCGATTACAGTAATTTCAGAAACGAATTGTCCTGTAGCAGATGTGCCAGCTCCACCTGCGGTCAGTGTCATTCCATGTGTGCTATCAATAGTACCTGCCAGAGTGCCAGCAGATCCAGCTGTGTAAGAAGTAATTGAACCGAAGTTAGGAACATCACCCACAGTTGGAGCACTTGCTGGGATAGCATCACCTTGGGTATAAGAAGCACTAAATGAGAATGCTTCACCAGATGTTGCTTGTGATGCTGTAATCGTTGTAGAAGCAGCAGTAAAACCATCACTGGTCATACCAA